AACCAGACCAGCAGCGTCTCCACCAGCGGGGAATGGGTCAAGAATTAATTCTGTACCAGAAGTAGTAGAAAGGACATTACCATCCATTCTCAGTTGGTCAAGGTTGAACTGACCAGTCTGGTTGATGACCGCATTAATGGTTTGTTGACCATTGAAGGTAACAGGACCATTGAAAACTGTTGTAGATTCAACTGTCAGAGAATCTCCAGTTGCATCACCAATGGTAGTATCACCTTCGACGAGGAGTGATCCAGTGGAAACCTGACCTGCAACACCAACGCCACCAGCAACGGTGAAAGCACCTGTGGTGGAGTTGGTGGAAGCAGTAACGTCAGATAACTTGACTGCCACTCCATTGTCAAACTCCCAGTCTGCACCGTCAATTCTTACTTTGTCGAGGGTTGTTTCGTCATAACGAATACCACCATCTTTGTTGCTACCAAAGTAGATACGCATATCATCAGCGATACGCAGGTCGGGGGTTCCTGTTACACGCTTGATGTCTAATGCGCCATCTGCATCAGTATAGACAAATTCTACGTCTCCAGATGTACCAAACTCAAGTTCTTGCCCATCTTCAATGACGAGTTTCCCAACTCCATTGGCACGAAGAACAAGATCGGTATCTGTGGTGCTAGTTGTAATAACATTAGCGTTGAGTTGAATGTCATCAACTAACCAGTTATCAATCTTAGAGTTACTATCAAGAATGGCAACAGAGTCAGCGGTCAAGACACCATGGACATGATCCATCATGTCGGTGAAGTATCTACCACCAACTACCTGAGCGGCACCATTATTGTCACCGACAAAAAGACGGTCACCCTGGTTTGCTTGAGTACCAGTGCCACTTTGAGTTACGGCTAATTCGCCGTATGTAATAGTACCTGGCGCTACTGTGCCTGTACTTCTTTTAATGAGGATGGATGATGCCATCAGAACGAACCCCCGTTGATCGTGATGTTATTTAAAACGTTTGTTGCAACAAATTTGCTATTTGCTTGATCATATACTAGGACTGCACCGTTATTCAAACCGCCCTGAGAGGTATCTGTAAGGTCAACGTCGGAGAGACCCCCTACACTTCCTCCTCCGCCACCTGCAGCGACTCTTGTAACTCTTGGAACTGATTGGTCCCCGAATCTAAGTCTTGCCATTAGAGTGTAACTCCCTCTAGAACGCTTACAGTGCCTTCCAAAACTCTTGTCTTTTGACCAGTCGTGGAAGTAATAACAACGTCATAAACATATCTGCCTGCCTTCATAGCAGCAGTGGCAGTGTTCCCTAGAGACAATTGTACTTGACCAGCGGTAGCTGGATTCAAAACAGCAGCAGTTACGGTGACCGCAGTGCTGCTTGTATAATGTTTCTTGATTTGACAGGCAACTGAATACCCAGTCAGGTCAAACATAGTGCCGTTATCATTCTCTACCGTAAAATCGGTAATGAAATCGGCACCTTGATAAATCAAAAGATTGGATACTGCAGAAGCCATTCTCTAAAGAATTCCTTATTAGTATTTAGCTCAATCTTATTTATCGAGTTGAGAAACAACAACTTTTAAAAGATCCTTGAGTTCCTGTACCTCTTGTCTAAGATCTTCTAAGTCTTTGTCCTTTTTCTTTCTTTCTTCTCTTGCTTTGATATAAGCATCGTATCCAGTTTGATCTAGATTGATGATCGCATTCGAACCAGAATCCCTGCCGAGGTGAGAATGTCCCTCGACAGGAATCAAATCAGTATATTCTTCATCCATTACGCTAAGGCGATAATTCTTAAATCTTTTACCCTAGGTATGTATGGTTGCTGATAACCAACCAGCGAGATCTTGATTTGGAATGCATCGAAGTTTGCTGCATCGTCAATGGTATATTCAAAGTCTTCGAAGAGTCCTGGATCGTTCTGTGCAAGAATAGCACCGCTATCTGGTCTTCCATCAGTGTTGAAGAACTCAAAGTCGAGATCATCAACGTTTCCACCGAAACCAACTGGAACTAACTTATACATTACTACAATGTTAGATTGAGTAAATGTATTTCCAGAGAGCATTACACGGAGAGCAGTTGCACTCTTATCGAGTCTAGCGAGTCTAGTGATGTAGTTTGCTACACACTCACCACCGATAGTCTTTGAAGGAGTTGTATTATTGTATACGTTAGCGGTAGTGACAATAGAACACTTCTCAAGGTCGATGACGGGGGAAAGATTATCTCTTTCAGATATCATTTCAATTTCCATAGTGAAGGACTTGGTGCTATTCATATTGTTAATTTCATTCAATTCCGACGCAACAAGTTTGGTTGAAGTGAAGTAATTGATTTCGCCAAGAGTTACTTCTGTATAGGTGGTATCCTTAACAAAGGAAGTTTCAGCGGTAACCCCAGATGGGAATGGACCACAAGAAGTACCACTTGTACCAAGTACACGAGCAATCAGAGATGTTTCTGGTTGAACTTGAGACTGAATTTGTGGTGTGAGAACGTCCCAAGGAATATTTTGGGAGACAGTGATGTTTGGACCACCAGCACTAATACTCTTACCAGAAGTCTTACCTGAGATTTGTAAGTTGTAGGAGTGTGGACTGTTGATGCTGATAATTCCACCAGTAGAACTACTATGTGTTGTATTAATCAGAGTGAGTGGAATTCCAGCAAGGTTGTAGCACTCAACAACAGCGTTATCTACATGTGCTAATCCAGTTGCACTTCCAGAACCGTTAGTCCAGTTTCTACCAGTTACAGTTCCTACTCCATGACCAACGACATCGAGAACGTTTCCGTTGATTGCTTCGTATGCAACAATCTCATCCCCACTTCCATCTTCGTTTGTACCCAAGATTCTCACGAATCCTGGATTTGCAGAACTTACTGCAGATCCACCAATGGTCGTATGGAAATCACTTGCATCATCGACAGTCAACTGAGATGATGTTGTTCCAAAACCACCTGGCATGTTAACTGCGGTATCTGCAACTTCAGAAATAACGTTAGATACTTTGACGTAGTTAAGAGCAGATTGCATTCCATGATTCGAGTGGAATACTCTAATTTGATCGCTACCAGAAGTCAACTGGAAAGTATTTGGCAGGAGACGGAGGAATCCACCATTACCCTCACCAAGTTGAGCGTTCTCTAAAATGAGTCTGGATGGAGCAGATGTGTTGGGAAGAGTAAACTGACATCTGTAGATCTTGAACATAAGATCTTCATACTGGGAAGGTGTCCAAGTAGAAGCGTTTTGGGACTTGAACAATACACCGATGTATGGTTGCTCAGAGATCTTTTCACCAGCGTGAGCAGCGTCAATAGCATCCTGACCCAGAATGGAAATGAAGGTCTTATAGTTGTTAGAGTCAGAAGTCAAGACGAGAGCGAATTCTGATCTGTATGGGATGTATACTGGCGACTCAAATGTAAATGTAGTTGGAGTAGAAGCATTATCCGATACAAAAACTTCGGATGGTTCCTTAATAACCTTAGAGAAAGGAACGATTATTTGTGTTGGTGTTCCATTTTCAACAACTCTAATATCCAGAGAAACTGGGATTTCACTATCTTTAGTTTGGAAGAAAAGATCAACCTTGCTTAAGTATACGCCACCCTCCAATCCAGCTTCATCAACCAAGAAGGTTTGTGCAAGTGGATCGACGAATCGAGTCTGTGTACTAGAAGATGTACTGACAAGAGTTCTTTCTTGTCTCATTTCCTCTGAGGTGATCCTTGCATTTCTAACGGAAATAATTGTTTCCTGTTGAGTTTGAAGAATACCAGAAGAGGTAAATTCAGCTTCACCAGAGGAATCAGATACTCCAGAAACTCTAGTGTCATCACCTTGATCAGTTAATCTGAAGAGTCTAGTTCCAGTCTTAAACTTCTGGTTTCCTGCTACGTTTGGATCGGAGATGAAGAAACTACCTCTAAGATTTCCAGATCCATCAGTAATCAGAGACTTGTCTACGACTTTTGCAATTGCTCCAGAAGTTTCACCGACGATATAATCGTTGATTTTGGGAGATCCATAGTAAGATCCTTTTGCCTGATCTGCAAGTGCCTTGGTATCGATGTTAACAAATCCAAGGTTGGAAGTGTAGTCATTGAGAGCAGAAATATCAGATCCATCAATAGGGTTAATGTTATACCCCTCGTTTGGTGCTACTACTCTTGCTTTGAATCTAAAGTTTCCATTTGCATCTTTGGTTGTAATTGTTTCACCAATCTGGAATGGAATGTTATTAGTCTTAGAATCCAATGCGCTGTCTTTGGTCAAA